TAACTAAAACTAAAACAGGAGGATCAAATAAATGCCAACTAATGAACAAATCATCAAAGCCGCCGGCATAACGACAGGCGACGTCTCTTATGGCTTGCTTAATCCCGAGCAGGCTTCAAAGTTTATCAAACAGACTTTTGAAGTCACAGCTTTAGGTCCGCAGGTCCGCCGTGAAATGCGGCGCGCTAAGACCGGTGAGCTTGACAAGATCGGGATCGCTTCCCGTATCATGCGGAAAAAGGTCGAGAACATAGACGCAAATGCCGACGGCTCTGCGCCGACACTCGATCCCGCGACCGGTCAGATCACCGGCTACCGCGTGAAACCGAATTTTTCTCAGGTCACCTATGCGACAAAGGCCGTTCGCCTTCCGTGGGAGATCACAGAGGAAACCTTGCGCGAGAACATCGAGGGGCAGGGCTTAGAGTCCACGATCACGAATCTCATGACAACCCAGCTTGGTATCGATATGGAAGACTTGTATCTCAACGGCGACACGGCGACCCCGAACACCGATCCCGATTATCTCTTCCTCTATATCAATGACGGCTGGGTCAAGCAGATTTCCGCAGGCGGCCACGTCTACGACGCTTCCGGCTATACCGGCATGAAGCTCGACATGTTTTACGGAGCAGTCGCGGCTATGCCGAACAAGTATAACAACGGACGCCTTCGCTGGCTCATGAGCCCGCACAGACAGCAAGAATGGGAGCTCTTCCTTCTTAATCAGGGACTTAACGCGGGCGGCTCGTTCCCGGATAGCCTCTACAAGAGCCCGGCTTCCATTCCTTCGATCCCGGTTCCGTCGCTTCCTGATGACAAAATTCTGCTCGTAGACCCGCAGAATCTGATCGTCGTCAACACCTACGACGTAAAAATCCGCAAGACCGTTGAAGGTAAAGAAGCCATTATGGCCGACAAGCGTTTCTACGTGATCCATCTCGATTTCGACACGATCATCGAAGAACTCGACGCTTGCGCGATCATCGAAGGCATTTCGTAAGGAGGTCGCCGAGTATGTACAGACTGAAATTAGTCCGCGGGCGTTCATACACCGGCATTGTAACGGTCAGCAACGCTGCGCCGTTTGTCGAAGTAAAGGATAAGGAGACCGCGGATTTTCTTGTGGGCACGGGACGCTTTTCTCTTGTCGGCGCCGCTGAAGGCAGCGCTAAAAAAGATGAGCCGGAAAAAAGCCCTGACCTCGCAGGAAACGCCGCTGCGCAGACCAACGCGCCGACCGAGGTTCGTTTTGACCGTATGACCACTAAACAGCTTACAGACTACGCCGCCGAAAACGGTATTGATCTTGTAGGTTGCAACAATAACCCTGACCGCATAAAACGAATTCAACAAGTCCTTGCGGAAGGTAAAGACAACGACGGGACGGACGGGGAACTCGATTTCGGCGAAGACGAGTAAAAGGAGGACGCGGCTATGGCAACAAGGCCTTGGGTAACGCCCGAAGAAGTGCGGGATTACACGGAATATGCCGAAGTTAAAAACCGCACGGACGAACGTCTCGCGAAAGATATTCAGCGCGCCGAGCTGTACGTCATAGCTTATACGCGTAACAAGTTCGATAACGCCGAACTATTCCCGGTGATACCCGAATCAGTCAGGTTGGCAGTCATTCTCATTGCTGAAATGTACGCTTTCAATGCTGCTACGGGGAAAGGCGGCTCGTATAAAAGCGAGACGTTCGACGATTATTCGTATACGCTCCGGGACACTGACGCCAAAATCGACAACCTGTTTTTGGGGCCGCTGCTTGATGAGTACGTCATAGGAGAATCAGCCGGCACCGACGTAGTTATGCGGATGAGAAAACTGTAAGGGAGGGAGCGCCGTGTCATTTGATTCTATGCTTAATCATCATTGCGATGTGTACCATCTCAGGAAGACGGACGCGTCGCCCGGCTACCAGCTCCCTTCCTCTCCGTCGTTTTCATATCCCGACGAGCCGGATATTTCCGGCGTGCGTTGTCATTTCGGCGTAAAAAACGGAACCCGGTCGATCGTTCAACTGGAACCGCAGGCGATCTATGAGGCGCGCATAAAACTTGCCTACCCGATCGGCATTGACATACGGCTCAATGATAAAATCGTGAGCCTTGAAGACGGGTATGAGTATACGGCGGATAATCCTATTAAAGTACGGTCGCACCACATGTTTGTCTGGCTCCGCCGGACTAAAGGACAGGAGCCCATCAATGGCGGGTAAAGTCGAGTTTGATTTCTCAAATTTTAAGGACTTCATCAAACGTCTGGAAAAAGCGGCTTCCGGCGCTTTCAAAGAAGAGCTGACGCTCTTTATGCAAGGGCTGGGGACGGAATTTCTACGGATCGTACAAGACGAGATCATAAGGACGAAAACGATGAACACGCGTCTGCTGCTTGCAAGTTTTCACGAAGGCGGCAGCGGCAATGTATGGGAAATCAGCGAAGGCGGTCTCACTCTTGAAGTGGGGACCAATGTCGAATACGCAACATTCGTCAATGACGGGCATTGGGCCAACCCTAAAGGCGTCGAGCGGCGATTCATTCCCGGTCGGTGGGTCGGGGATCGCTTTATCTATGAGCCGGGCGCAAAAACAGGAATGGTCTTAAAACAACAATGGATCGAAGGCTCGCACTATTTCGACAGCGCCGTCAGGATAATCGAGAAAATGTTCCCGAAACTGATGGAGGAAATGCTCGAAAGGTGGATCGCTAAATTTTTCACTTGACAGGAGGGACTTAATGCTGGATCAAGAAATCGCCAGCGCAATGAAATTCATAATAGAAAAATCCGGCAATCCTGCGCCGTACTACTACGAAGTACCGCAGGATTTTCTTGTGCCCGCCGTTTATTTCCCTTCTCCTGAAGTCGATACGACCGGCGACACGCTCGCCACGTACGCTCTTGAATTCATGTGGTTCGTAAAGTTCTTTCATGAAGATACCGGGCTTGCGTACGATATGGGTTTTTCTGTGCTCAATGCGCTGCAAAGCCGGAAAAATGTCATACCGCTGATCGATCAGAACGGCGAGCTGACCGGCAGAGGGTTTCGAATGCGGGACCCGCGGCTAAAACCGCTTGACCATGCGTCGCAGTTGACGCTTTTGTGGACGAGCCCCCGGGAGTATTTCACGGACGTTTACGAAAAAATGGTCACTGCGGAACTCAACATATTCTACAAAAACGCAGTACAAATCATAGAAGGAGGATAACGGCATGGCAAAAGATAACGACAACGCCAAAACTAACCCCGATCCCCCTGCACCTCCTCCGGAATCCGAAGCTCCTAAGTTTTCGATTGAGCGCTTGCGGCAAGACTGCGCCGAGCTATTCAAAATATCGGTCAGCACGTACGACGGGGCGACCTACGGGAAACAAGGAGACTACACCGTGGAGGAAATGCGCGGGGTCATAGACAAATGGCTTAATAGTCCGGTATGCACCGGCGCCAGAAAGGAGAAAAAGTAAATATGGCTGGTGGAAACTTTAACAAATTGGCCGGAAAGGTCCGGCCCGGCACATATATCAACTTTGAAAGCACGCGTCAGGATATTCTCGGTCTCGGCGAACGCGGCACGGTTCTTATTCCGCTCATAGGTCACAGCTACGGACCTGCAAAGGAATTCATCAGGATCGAACGCGGCGCGCCTGACGCTTTCCGCAGTATGCTAGGATTTAGCGTATTCGACAATAATCCGGCAATGCTTCTGATCCGGGAGGCTTTCAAAAACGCGAGAACGTGCGTCGTATATATCCCGAATCAAGGTGCGAAAGCGGTCGGGACTTCCGGGACGCTCGGCGCTGCGGCGAAATACGGCGGCTCAAGGGGCAACGATCTCAGATTCAGCGTTACGGTCAACCCGATCGGCGGTTTTGATGTCACTGTCTATCTCGGAACTGCGACCGTATCGGAATACTCTGGACTTGAAACGATCGAAGATTTAGTCGCGCAGGGCGACGCTTGGATCGATTTCAGGAACACAGGAGCGACCCCTGCCCCGTTGGTGCCGATTGCCAGTGTCAACCTGACCGGCGGCGTGGACGGCAATTTAGTCGCTTCGGACTTGACGGAATTTCTCGACAAGGGTGAGTCCCAGCGCTGGGACGTTCTCGCCTTCCCACTTGAAGCTGATCCGACAAATTCAAACGACCCGGCGCCCGGTTTGTTTGCAGCGGTCCTCACAAAAATCAGGTATCTTCGCGAGGACGTCGGAAAGTACCGCAAGGCAGTCGTGCCGAATTTCGTAGCAGATTACGAAGGCATAATCAACGTATCAAATGCCGTAGCGCTCGGTCCGCAGCTGCTAACGATCGCCCAGACGACCGCGTGGGTCGCAGGAATCGACGCCGGAGCCAGCAATACTCAGAGCAACACTTATGCGCAATACGTAGGAGCCACGGACATCGTAGGGCTCAAAAATCATCAAGAAGCGGTTGCTGCTATCAATAACGGCGAATTTTTCTTCTCGTTCTCGGAAGCCGGGCAGGTCATTGTCGAGTACGACATAAACAGCCTCACCACTTTCAGAGCGCCGAAGGACAAGACCTATCGAAAGAATCGCATTCTCCGTGTTTTCGATTCGTTCGCAGATATTGTTATGGCCAACTTCCCGCCTAACCGCTTTGATAACTCGCCGACCGGTTGGGACATCATGGAAGGTATAGGCCGAGCGATCCTCCTACAGTTCGAAGAAGCCGGCGCGATAACAAATGTCGATTTCGACGCGGATTTCTTGGTCGACAGGAGTACGAGCTCAGGCGATGAGACCTATTTCAACATAGGCCTTCAGGCGGTGGACAGCGCAGAAAAATTGTTCTTCACCGTAAAAACGAGATAAGGAGGAAAATTGAACAATGGAATTTAACAAAAGTCCTATATCGCTACGGGAAGGCAAAGTATTTCTTGACGGTATTATGGTCATGGACGCGGTTGCTTGCACTATCAACTTCACACCGGAGTTGTGGACAGGCAAGCAGCTTGGCGAGCGTTCTAACTCAACGCGCTGGCTCGGGTTTGCGCTTTCAGGCAGTATAACCCGGCGCCGCACTACGAAATGGCTCAAAGAGCAGATCAAGAAATATCTCGCGACCGGAGCAACGCCGGAATTCAAGATTCAAGGTATCATGGACGACGCGAACAGCGATTTCTATAAAGCGTTCGGCACGGACGTAGATACGCTTGTCGGGGTCGTGCTTACCGGCGACCTTCCTCTTACACGTCTCGACAGCGCGGGCGAAATCGTCGATGACGTTATCAATTTCAACGCTAAGGACGTCGTCTAAGGGCGTCCGTCAAATGAAAGGAGTTTGACTTATGGCACAACAAAAAAGAGACCTTCGCGCCTTCATGCGCGAATCGGCAAAGGTAGAAGAGATCGTCACGGCCCCCGGGCCGAAAACGATCCTTGATGACGACGGGAAAGTCATCGAACTGGAGATCAAGGTCCTCAGTAACGAGACCATACAGAGGATCAACGACATGTACAAATCAAGGTCCATTGCCGTAGACAAAAAGGGAAATCCCTATATAGCAAACGGCGAGGTCGCTTTCAGGGTAGAGCGAGACAATATAAAAGCCTCGCAGCATATCATTGCCGAGGCTTTGGTCTATCCTGATCTAAAAGACCCCGAGCTTATGGAATTTTTCAAATGCAACGACATCGCTGAAATGCCGCTCAAAGTGTTCTCTCGCACGGACGAGTACACGCATGTGAGCCGGGCGGTCATGCTGGCGCTTGGGCTTGCAAGCGAGCCCGACGTCGAGGAAAAAGAGAAAACCCTTGACGAAGCAAAAAACTAATACTCGCACGGGGTTCGGACGCTTGGTGGGCGCATGTTCTTTGGCAGCGTCATAATTTGCCGATGGAGACTTTTCTCGACTGGCCTTTTTTGAAACGTATTGCCTACGTAGCAAGCGAGATCATAGAGGGCGAGAGCCCTGTGCGGCGCGATTCATTGATTTTTAAGAAATAGGAGGCGGTTTGCGTGTCGACAAATTTAACGGCAGTATTCAAAGGCGTAGACGAAATCAGCGCAGTATTTGATAAAATGGCGTCAAGCGGCGCGCAAGCCGTCAACCAGTGGGAGACCGCGGGATCGGCGGCAAGCGACGCTTTCGAGACTGCGACAACGGGAGCTGGAAGCGCGGCTCAGGCCATGAATTCGGCGGATTCTTCCGCAAAATCATTACAGCAAGCAAGCACCGGGCTCAATAAAGAAATGGGCGCGCTTTCAAAGACTGTAGACCAGAATGCGGAAAGCTTTGATAATCTTGAAGATTCAGCGGACTCCGCCGGCGCAACTACGTCGGATTCGGTTGCGATGATAGCGAACGCCTTGGCGGCGGCGGGGATCATGAAGCTCGTGAACGATATAACGCAAGCCGTTATTGAAATGGCGAACGAATTTTCACGGGCTCAGTCTACCATTGCCAAATCGAGCGGCGCGGTCGGTGCCGAGCTCAGGGCACTCAGCAGCTCCATGATGAATGTATATTCTGGCGTTCCTGATTCGATCGACGCCGTGGCGAATACGCTTGCGACTTTGAACACTATGACCGGTAAAACCGGGCAGGAGTTAGAAAAATTAACAGACCTTACGTTAAAATACGCAAGGGTAAATAACGAGGACGCCGGCGCGTCCGCGGCGAATTTAGGCCGCCTTATGAACGCGCTTGATCTGGACACCGGGCAGCTATCCAAAACAATGGACCAACTGACATTAGCTTCGCAAATGAGCGGGCTGGGCGTGAATGCCCTGACCGACTATATAATCGCGGCAGGACCGTCTTTCGAAGAAATGGGTTTCAGCGTCGAGCGGTCGATCGCGCTTTTCAGTTCATTCTATAAAGCCGGCGCCGAGCCGAGAGAACTTCTTTCCTCGCTCAATATCCTGCTTAATCGCATGGCGTCAGAAGGTGCTACGAATGCAGAGGAAGCATTTAACATGCTTCTGGAATCTATAAAGGACGCGCCGGATATTCTATCGGCGACGACTATCGCAAGCGAAGCTTTCGGCGCACGGGTCGGCGCAAAGGTCGCGGACGATATTCGGGCCGGCAGGTTTGAGATCGATGACTGGGTTGACGCCTTGCAAAACTCGCACGGGGTGCTTGAACAGACCGCCGTTGCGGCAATGACCTTAGAAGAAAAATGGGCGCAAGCGACTAATAGCATTTCAACCGCATTTTCTTCGATCTTAAACCCAGCAGTCAATGATGTATCGTCGGCATTTGCCGGGCTTGTAGAAAAAATCGGCAATTATCTGCAAGATCATCCGGGACTTACGAACGCTTTAACGATTTTGGGGATAACGTTAACGGTCGTCGCAGTTGCGATCGGCGGTTTAATGGCCGCTTTTGCTTTGAAAATGGCGCTTCTTCCGATCCTTACAGGACAGGTCGCGATCTTCGGGATCACGCTTTCGGCGGCGATATGGCCGATAACCTTGATCGTGGCAGGAATCGCAGCGCTGGTCACAATAGGTATGGTCTTATTCAACTGGCTAGGTAATACAAATAATGAATATAAAAGCCTTACGGCAACTTCAAGAGCGCATTACGACGAAGTTTCTAGGTTATCAGACGAATACGACCGGGCAGTGAGCGTTTACGGGGAAAATTCAGCAGCGGCGCAAAAGCTCGCGGCTGATCTTGAAGGCGCCCGGCTTGTATATGAAAAAAGTAAGATGACCTTGCAAGAGTTTCGCGAAGAAAATGACCGGCTTGTTGAGAGTAACCGGAAATGGCGATCTGAATTAAGCGAAAGCGCCGCAACGATTACTGAAAATGCTGCGAGCTCCGGGCACTTGATAAATAAATTAGAGGAACTTTCCTCAAAGACGAATCGCACGACCGGCGAACACCACATGCTGCTTTTAATAATCGAGCAGCTTAATGAACAGTTCCCGAATCTGGCTTTATCGTACGATCAAGTCACGGGATCGCTTAATAAAAGTGTGGAAGCGCTTCGTCAAATAAAGTATGAACAGGAAGTGCAAGAGTATCTTGCGTGGCATGAAGACGCCGCAATGCGCGCGATCGGCGCCGAAAGAGCTCTCGGTGAACGTCTTGAATTGGCTCAGGAAAATGCAAGACTAGCCCAGAACTATCTTGATGAACTTGAAGCAAGCAGAACGGCGTATGCCGGTCGCGGAAGTGCAAATAAAGTCGCCAGTGAACAAACTGCGATAAATGCAGCACGTCGGGAACTTGAAGCCTATAACACGGAAGTTTCACGTTTACAAGGTGAAGTTACGGCGAATAATCAAATACTAGAAAATGCGCAAGTCGCATTCGATACCTATTCAACAAAAGTCGAAGAAGCCGCAGAAGAGGTAGTAGAGCTTATATCTAAGCAAGAAGCTCTTGAACTTGCTTTTGAGTCCGTCAATGACGAGCTCAAAAACCTGATTGAAAGCTATGATAAAGCCTATGACGCGGCACATAAAAGCATAAGCAGCACGGTCGGGCTTTTCAATGAAATGGCAACTGAAACAAAGCTCAGTATCAAAGATATGACTGACGCAATGGCAAGCCAGCTTACTTTCATTGAAACCTATACCGAGAATCTGCGTAAGGCCGCCGAGTACGGGCTTGATGAAGGCTTGATAGCTTCTCTGTCCGACGGTAGCAAGGAAAGCGCCGGGCAAATAGATTTGATCGTCAAAGAGATCGAAAAACTAGGCGGCGCGACCGGCGACATGGCGGCAGACGCGCAAGCATTTGTCAATGATTTCAATAGCAGTTTCCAAGAAGTTCAGACAGCCAAGGATGAATTCGCAACAACAGTCGCCGAAATGTCAACGGATTTCAGCACAGGTATGGACGACATCGAAGCGCGTTTGCGTCAAGCCATAAGTGAAATGGATATGTCAACGGAAGCCGCTGCGGCGGCGCAAAGGACCATAGGCGCTTATGTTAACGCGTTTAATTACGGAATGAACAGTCTCGGGCGCTCTGCGTCTGCTTCGTCTCAATATGCCGCCAATATGCAAAATCGAAACAATAGCAATGCTGGTCTAAATATCCCCGGATTTGCGTCAGGAACTCCGAGCGCAGATTCTGGTTGGGCACTTGTCGGCGAGCAAGGGCCGGAGCTTGTGAACTTTAACGGCGGCGAAGCGGTCTATACTGCAGATGAAACAAATAGAATGCTGGCGAATGCTTCGCAATTCCGCGGAACGGATTTTAACAGGCATATCGCGCTTGATACGAATGCAGACGAAATTTCCGGCTCTTCGCGCAGCGACGCTAACGGTCTCACAGTTTCAGAAGAAAAGAAGATCACTCTTGATATAAACGGAAGCGGCGAGTTTAATGTCGGCGCCGGAGTTGATGAAGACGTGGTCTGGGAAATCATGGCGACAAATCTGAAACCCATTTTAATGGGCTTATTGCGTCAAGAAATCTTTGAGGAAGGGGATCGCTCGTATGCTTTCTAAATATCAAATGTGGATGACGCACAACGGCGGCACCGAAAAACTGCGTTTCCCCGTCTTGCCGGACCTTGTGAATATCCGCAAGGCGAATTCAAGCAAAAGCGTAAATATTCAAGGCCTCGGAGAAGTCATCATCAAGGACGACCCCGAGGCCATAATCGTGTCATTCTCGTCG